ATTAACCTTATGTGTTTCGTATTTGGTATTGCAACTGGTGTACTTATAGAATTGGCTGTTGTACTATTATCTCCCGATATATCTTTTATAAAGAAACAAGGGATATATAAATTTGCAAAAAGTGATGGGAAATGGTATAAATTATGCACAACTATAGGAGATTCTGATAGTGACACTACCAGACGTCCAACAGACTAAACCTACTATTAAAAGATATATTCATCAAGTAGGTGTAGAGAATATTCAAGTCCCATTTCTGTTAGAATCAAGGAGTGGAGGATTTCATGAAACCATTGCAAGGGTTTCAATAAGAACTGATTTATCAGAAGATCAAAAGGGAGTTTCAATGTCTAGATTTCATTTAACATTACATAAATATCTAGACAAACCATTAAAGAAAGTCTTAATAAAAGACTTACTTGATGACATAAGAAAGTCTCAGAATACAGGAAAGAGTTATATATGTTTTAAATTTAAAATTCCAATGATGAGAACCTCATTGAAATCAAATCATATTGATTTTCCAATTTATTATGATTGTAAATTCGAAGGTCAATTAGAAGAAATTATTTATGATGGGTCTTCTAAAATAGGAGCAGAAATTCCATCAATATTTAAATTCTATCAAGGAGTGACTATACAATATGCATCATATTGTCCATGCTCTGCCGAGTTATCAAAAGATTTGTTGAATAAGAATTCCAATGGTTTCCCTCATGCTCAAAGATCATTTGCAAAAGTTTTAGTTGAAAATAATTCAGATCAATATGTCTGGTTAGAAGATATTATTGAGACAGTTGAAAATTCGATTAAAACTCTTCCATATCCAATAGTTAAAAGAGTTGATGAACAAGAGATAGCGAGAATTGCCGCAGATAATCCAATATTTGTAGAAGATGCTATAAGACAAATTGCAAATGCATTAGATGAAAAAGAATATTATGATTGGATAGTTAAATGTATTCATGAAGAATCAATCCATACAAGCGAAGCAATATCAATGATGTGGAAGGGAGTTCCTAATGGATTCGATAGTACATATTACCTCTGATGATATTAATTTCATTGCGTGCAGTGAAATTCTTGATTTAGGTGATAGTGCTTCAATTAATCTAAATCATGTTAATTCAATATGCAAACATAAACATTTTCATAAGGTCGAATTAATGACAAGAGTTGCAACCAAGAGTTATTTTGCAATAAAAATAAATTACACAGGAAGTCATGACATAATAACCTTTGGAAGTGAAGAGTTGAGAGATAGTAAATTTAAAATTCTCAGGCATATGTTTATGAATCACAACCGACGAAAAAAAGAAAGGGGAATGTATGACCAGACCTAAGCAAGTGGCAAAGACTTTGAGAGAAATATTGGAAACTGAAGCGATGCAGACAATAATAGATCGAACAGCCAATATTGATCCGACTATTGATGAAGTATCGTCCTGGTGGGGATATGATTTATATTCAAGAAGACCAGGTCCTGCGTATAGGGATGGAGTCTTTGTAGGGACTGATCTCGATTTAGCATGTTTCATGTATGCGTTGGCTGAAAGGGGTGCGGTAATTAATTTACCATATTATACCGGGTTGAGACAGAAATCTACAAAAGAGAATCAACGAATTACTTCTGCAAGGAATCGACATGGTAATATCATCGGGTTAACATCAAATAAAGATGTATTTTCATTCTCTGTCAGAATATTTGATTCCAATGTTATTAATACAGACTCGGTTGGTGATTATAGAAATTTTTCACTAACAAATTTAGAAGGTGAATGGTATAGTGGGTGGTCCACTATTCAATTCATGCCAACCGCAAAAGAAAATAATTTCCTTCATGAAAATGATTTATGGTCAGGAAGCAGAGTTATATTCAAAAACTTTGTTCATCCGAATAGGTGGACCAGTTACTTTGGACAATATTACTTTATAACGAAAGCGCTTATCAATAGACTTGATGAGGAAGCAAAGTACTTAAATACTCAGATAAAGAGAATGTTAGATGAAGGATTACAATTCCCTATACATGCTAAACCCACTGAATGGCCAAAGACAGAAAAAGAAGCGGGAAAATCAATCAAAGTAAAAGCATTTCAAACAGAAATAGATTATCCTGATGATGAATCAGAATATCCAACTTATGAAAGTACAGTTGAGAATTTGGTTGAATTATCACAAAAAAGAAAGAAATTAGTTTATAATACGATTCCAAAGTTACGATTTGCAACTCGAGCAACTGAGTTAGCATATTTTAAACATGGGCAAAATAGAATGCCATCATGGTTGAAAGATGTTAAATGGGAACAAGGATATAAGTTACCCAGAAAGAGAATTACATGGGACAGATTAGTATTATTTCAACCTAAGGTTGGTTCCCAGGCAGTTGCTATCAGAAAAAGGGAATATGAAAAATCAGAAACGGTATCGTTAGATTATGTACATACTGGAACAAAATAATGATATATTCAGAGCACGAAAAATTACATAAGGTTAAAGATCAATCACTCGCTATTGGACAGTTCTTAGAATGGTTGAATCAAGATAAAAGTTATGTTATATGTGAGTGGGATGAAAATGGATATGGATATCAACCAGTTAGAAGTCGTATTGAATCCTTACTTGCAGAATATTTTAATATTGATTTAAATAAAATTGAAAAAGAAAAGAGAGAAATGTTAAAAAAGATAAGAGAACAAAATAGTAATGGTTAAATTTATATTATTAAAAACGGGCAGTAGTTCAGTCAGGAAGAACGGGGCATTTGGGGTGCTCAGGTCGGGGGTTCAATTCCCTCCTGCCCGACCAAATTTATGAGGAAATTAAAATGGATGATCTAATTATTGAGAGCATTAATATTTGGAAAAATCATAATGAAGGAGTCTTAGCAGCTATTGCTCCTAAAAAACAATGTTACAGAAAATGGTTTTATATAAAAAGAAGTTTTCACAAATGTCAAAAAATGAAAAATCCGAAAAAAAGAGAAGTATGTGAAAAGAAAGCAAAAATAAGAATTGAAAAATATCAGAATGGAATATGTAGAAAACATAAGTTTCCACTATAAATAAAAATTCCTTGATTAATTTCCAGCAGCTGACTATAATATTAATAAATCTGACAATCAGCAAGAAAGGGAATTAATGTGAGATATAATCAATTTCACACGAAAAGGGAATTTGAAAAATTTTGTGAAAGTAAAGGATATGGTGATTTAAGCGGTTTTAAAATGGCGACCGGAATTGATTGGTCTACAATTCAAGGGAAATTATTTGATGTCAGAAAAGACAAAATCTTCCTTATCGAAAACAATAAAGAAATTTGTATCAACGAAATATAAATTTGATAGATTCAAATCCACTCCAGAACTTTCATCAGATATAAGATACTTAGGAACTATAATAGTAAAATTCCATGATTTAGTATATGTCCTTGGACATCCAGATAGAGGAAGTATTGAAGAGGTTGATTTTGAATGGTTATTTTCAATAAATAACCGAAGAATATTAATAAGAAATTTCAATTATTCAACTCTCTGTTCTTCTTCTATTCCAACATTCTTAATTGAAGAATGGAATGTTCATGCAAAGGATCAGACAGATATAAAATTATTAAAATCATTCCTTAAGTATAAAGAAGTTGAGGTTTCAAGTATTATAGAATTGGCTAATTTAATAACTAAAAAGAAAGGAGAATGGGTTGACAAGGGATGAAACATTACAATTATATTGTAAAGAAAGAGAATATCAAGAAAGTATATTTGGAAGATATGAGAATCAACCAACATTAAATATTGCAAGTTTTCTGGAATTCATAGAACAATATTTGAAGGAAGCGAAAGAGGCATATACAGGAGTGTGGACTCCTACTCTGCCTAATTGGTTAGAGTCATGTAATGAAACACAATATCAATTATCTGCTCCAGTTGAGACGTATGAAAATTTGATAAAAGTATTTGCTCTTTCAGGTGCAGCCCTTGAAGCATATACTCAAATAAACTCAGAACAGTGGAGAGAGGAGGGAATTAAAAAGAAATGGAAGAAATAGAGAAAAAAGAATCAGAACAAAAGAAGAAGGAGATTGTATTGCCTGAAGTTGGAACAAAATTTATGGTAAATGGAAATGAGTATGAAGTAGTCTATATTAATGAAGGTCGGAAGAGATTCACGGCAGTTCCATGTGAAGGGATGTACTAATGAATAACGAAGAAGAAACCAAACCTAATCGTATGGAGGAATCAAGAATGCAAGAGAATTTAGCCGAAATGATGGAAGGTGTACAGGAAAGAACCCAAGAGCAAAATTTAGATTTGCCCCCAGTACCTGCCCAACCGGAAGATCAACAAAATCAGGATCAGCAAAATGCAACTCCTGAAAATCAGACTGATGTGGCTCCAACCGATCAACCCCAAACTCAGACCATTGGGATCATTAATTTACAATCGTGGATTGATGAGAATAGTAGTGAACCTCAGTATGATAATATAAGATATCATCGAGCCACAATTCGTGGGATTGATCCTAATGAGACAATCATCGTTTCTGATCTACATCCTGCTGGAGGTGAGGTTGATGGACATCCGGCAAGAAAATTATATCTTCTTACACAAGCGAATACTTCTCCAGTGTTAAATCTTCCAGGATTAAATATGAAAATGTTTAACACAGATTCATATCAAATTTCCAATAGTTATATTGATAATATCATCCTCAAATGTTATGGTCTGAAAACTGGATTGATTGTAATTGTATGTAAGAATATCAATGATATGATCATTCCTCTTGAAAAAATTAAAGTATCAAAGAAAGACGAAAGTCTCGAACTCACAACTACATATCCAACCGATGATGTAATTACTCAAAAGTTGGCAGAGAATGTTAATGTTGAGAATATCGTACTTCAATATAAGCAATATTCAAAGGTTCAAGATGAATTCGCTACAAATCTTGAGGCCGTTACATGGTTGTTAGAAAGACAGAAAACAATCGTCGATGTCAATCATCTTCTTCAGATTGATAATGTATTGATAAATATGTTCTCCGCCTAATAGATATCAAGTTAATATATTGGGGTTGGTATTTATATCAACCCCAATATTTATAACGAGTGTGATATGAATATAAGTAAAACATGTAACTTATTTATACGAGATGCATATTTGTATGATATATCGGCGTGTCATTATAATATATTACAAAAACTAAATATAGATACATCTGATATTGAATTTGAAAATAAACAAAAAAGAAATATTCAAATAGGATTAATATTACGAGATAATCCTAAACTAACCTCAATCCTTAGAGATATCACTATTTCAACAATAAGTGAATATCTGATCAGAAATAATGTTCCAGATAGTGATATTATAATAAGACAATATGATGGTATAATCTTAAAAAATATACTCCAAGTAACAACTGATAAATACCTTCCTTTAGAATTACAATCAGTTTACCAATCATTCCTTATATCAAGCAATAGACAAATGTATATTGCAACTGATAGTCGAAATTGTTCTATCAAAGGTGTCTCTCACAGATATCCTGAAATGGATAATATGTTGAAAAAAATAATAAACTTAAACTTCTTGAATAAGAATAGTATATTCAGAGGATTGCAAAATATAAAAGATGAGTTGTATAGTTCAGAAGAAGCTAGTTTATTTTGTATTCCTAAAGATAAAAATCATAAGACTGTATTCATGAAGAATTATGGTGAGATAACAATTAGTAATAACTTATCTAAAAATTTAGATACGGCCGATATTGATAGAAGTGTTTATTATGACTTTTATATTAAACCATTTTCTGAATCCATATGTATTGAATTTTTAAATGAAAGGAGAAATGGATGTCAAAGATATTGAATATTGCAGCAGGAAAACTATTCCCACTATCTGATGTGATGCCAGAAAATAAAAATACATTTTTAGTTCAACTTGATAGAATGTATAGTTTTTCATCCAATTCAGTCGAACTAGAATGTGAGTCTGATAAATTTGATAGTTGCTATAATAATATGAATCAGATATATTATATGAACTCTGACGCAATAGAATTTATGGAACTTTGTCGAGTTACGTTTGATATCATTACTATATATAGATATTTAGAACATATTCCATTTACTAATGTTTTATATTTCATATATCTTTTATCTACAAGTTTAAGGGATGGAGGACTTGTAGATATAATAGTTCCTGATTACAAAATACTGGCTCAAAAATTATTAAATGAAGATGTGGATAATTCAAATTTTGAAAGAGATAATATTCTAATTACAACTGAAATGTTGAATGAACCTGGTTGTCCTCATGCAAGTATATGGACATCAGATAGACTTAAAAAATTCTTTGAATTGGAGGGAAGATTTAAGACAACTATGGTAAAAGAGAATTTCAATTTTGACGGAAGAGATATTTATATCAGATATCAGGCAGTGAAATTTTAATTGAAAGGAGAATTCAATGGTTGATACGAATACCGCAGAAGTAGTTGAAACAACTGAAACTGATAATAGCAAAAAGACATTCTTTGAACGTGCACCGGATATGAACCTTCTAGTTCACCATTATGGACATTATTCATATACTGACGCTCTTAGTGATGTCATATATAAACAACTTAAAACTATTACGAATGATCACATTCCACATTTAGGAATATTCTGCAAATGTGCTGGAGATGAACATCACAAATTCATAGGAATTGTATCTGACAATTACAATTTCATTGGACATGAAATCGTCAATAATATTTTACGAGATGCAATAACCTCAGTCGGGAGTCCTACATTACGAGAGAATACATTACTATCAACTGATGGTTCCCAAATGTTAACTGAAATTATTCTTGAGCATAGAAATAATATGGCTGAGGTCGGAGATGTATATCCACAACTCAGAATTACAAATGGATATAATGGTAACCGGGCAGTGAATGTATCATTTGGTATACATATCCATACTGAAAATTATACAATCTCAACTGGATTTAAAAAGTTTGGAGAGGTTAGACAAGTACATAATAAAACTCATAAAGCAACATTATCCTCTGCCATTGGATCTTATATCGCAAGATTCAATTCAGGAATTCAAAATTTATTAACTGAGAATTTCAGGCATACACTTACAGAAGATGATTTACTTAAAATTTTAGATACTATCGAAAAATTGGGAACTAAAAGAAGAACAAGTATATCAAGTGTATTAGATGAAACTATAGGTCCAGCCGACTCTGAGAATAGAGTTATATCAAGGTGGGATCTATTTCTTGCAATTGTTCGATTCAGTTCTATTGAAAAGAATTTAAATATAAAATTACTTTTAGAAAATATTGCCGAAAGATGTCTTAACTTTCCTGTTCAAATGGAAAATGTTTTGAGTCAATTAAATGATGCATAACCATATATATTAATTAATAATCAATATTGTTTATTAATTAATTTTAAGGAGAATGTTATGCAGAAAAAGGAATTGATAGATCGAGCATTTGATGAGTTGAAAATCAAACAAATAGTGCAAGACAAGTTTAAGGAATATTTAAATGTAATCGAGAAAGCGGCAAAAGATGATGGTATTGAATTACTTGAAAATTTAACTGAAAGATATAGTCCAATAGTAGATCAACTTTCAGATACCTTTATCAATCATTCAAAAGAAAAGATTTTAGAGTATGAATTAGATTTGGATGAAATAAAATTCATAGTGAATATTATTCTTGAACATCCTAAATTAGCCAATGTTATTTATAAATACTGTAACTTTACAGGAGTTGGTATCTCTATTATGGGTGATGAGTTAAGACATTACATAATAAAGGGACTTTGCTCAGATGCTTTGACCGCTGAATATATATTGGATAGACTGAAAGTTCCTTATATAGATAAGAATGAATTAAATTAAATTGATAAAAATTATTCCATTTTAAAACTAATATCTATATATATTATTTTTTGAGTATAAGAATATTTGTTTTTGAAACCTATAGATAGGAGAAAATTAAAATGGATAAAATTCTCAATCGCGACCAAATATCTTTCCTTGATGACCTTGTTAAAAGAACCAGTAAGTTTACAGGGTGGAATCATCAATGGAGTATTTCCGATTCGCTATCATTGGTTATTGAGGACCGCTCCGGGCCAAATAATACTGTTAAAAAAGATAGTACTACAGTTATTGGTTATGACCCTTACCTTAGAATACTCACAGAAGTTTATGGAAGATTCCGCCACATTGGACTTAATATGATAGACGATTATGATCAGATCAGGTCAATTCTTGAATTCGTCTATTCCTCTAGTTAGATTCAGTAATATCCTACCAGTAAAAAAATGAGATTCCCAGTCTCATTTTTTTGTTTATTTTTTGGAACAAAAATAAAAATGGAGATAAACTTTAATGGGCGATCCAGTAGGAAGTGTATATTTTATACCGACAAAAAGTTATCAATTCAAACTTTCGATAAAAGACAAAGATTACAGTCAAGACCTATATCAGGTCAGATTGGCAACTTCTATCGCAAGTGCATATCAAATTATAGTAATGACTATTTTTGTTGATCCTGAAGAAGTTATATTGGAAAAATTGTATGGTCAGGATCCAATAAAATTATCTATAATTTTGATTGGTCAAGATGAGGGAAGTAAAGAGCAAGTTGATTTTGATTTAATGTGTATTAGAACTTCTCTGAAAATGCAAATGCGTCCTACATCAATCATGGCTGATAATAATAATGTAAAGGATAGAGTTCCATTGAGTTTAATAACAGTTTGTCGTGATCCATTTAAAACTATGACTAAATTAGTTAATCAAGTTTATCACGCCCAAACTCTAGATCAGGTCATAAGTGATTTAGTTTCTAATACTTCTGCAACTTTGGATTATGAATCAGAAGGACAAAACACCAATACACATAAACAAATATTAGTTCCTCCTACTACATTATATGATGCAATAAAATATTTGGATGATTACTTTGGTCTATTTGATGGAGTTGGAGCTGCATTTTGTCATTATGACAATACATTATATATAAGAAATTTAACTAAAACTATGAAAAAGAATCAGGCATTTACTGTCTACCAATTATCATCTTCAGATGAAGGAAATACTGAAATAATTGAGAAATCTACAGATGGTAAAAATTTCTATACATACTCTCCAATAAGTACTGGTTATACAGGAAATTCTTTATTTGCCAAACTATCAAAGAATATAAAATATATGGTAAGACCAGACGCCACACTGACAGGAACTATTGAATTGGACTTAGAAGATATATGCAAAAATAATAGTCTTCCTTCACAATCTCAACAAATTTATATAGATTCTAATATGGCAGATAGAACTAGATATTACATTGATACAATAAATGAACCTGATAGTGAATACTTACCTTTATCAAAATTTGGAAAAATGATGTCCTCAGTATCATCAGTATCTATTGATATAGAGAAAAACTTACCAATCTTAAATTTAATTAATGTAGGAGAATCTGTTAAACTAAATATAAAGACTGAAGAGTATGTAGAACTATCAGGTAAATATATTTTAAAGTCTAGTGATCTAACATTTTCAAGAGCAGTGGAATGGCAAACTACAGCAAAAATAAATTTGATTAGAACTCATAATTTAGATTCTTAAACAAAAAATGCAGATGGGGGGAAATCCCCCACATCTATCTGGAAAAGACTCATATATATAAAAATAGTTAATGTTGCATGGGTTGTGGGTTGATTGTTGTTTTCTTCTGCCTCTTTGGAATTTTGATTTTTTGTTCTGGAATTCCTTGAGTGGAATTTCCATTGTGGGTTCATACGCATACCTCCTTTTTAGTTAAAGTTAGTTCGGATGAAAATAACAAAATTTACCTTCCTCATGCTTTTTCCCCCTCGGTTTTCTGTTTTTTGATAGTCGAAAACTTTTCGTTTTACAGTTCTTGAATATTAGAATTGTGGAGCAATTTCCGCAAATAATTTCCGCTGTTGATTTCTGCAATTTATTCTTACACTTTGGGCATTTAATCTTCGTTCCCTTTAATTTTTTTCCTCTAACTTCTAATCTCGCTAAGTTATTCATATTCACACCTCTTATTTCTTACTATTCACTGTTATTTTTCCCTCCTTTTCTATTATAAGGTTTTAATAATAATCATCGGAAAACATTAGGCAATGACCTCCTTTCTCGCCCAAATTGTGGATAGTCGCCAACTATCCAAATTAAAACTGACAAGTAAATATTCTATATATTAATATATATAGCGCTAGATTTCTATACTTGAAGCATTCAGATATAGAACAAATAATAAAAAGAGGAGTTTGGATGTCTAAAACTATAAATAATTTGGCACAAAAATATGTTACTGAATATCTTAAATGTAAACAATCATTTACTTACTATTGTGCCAATTATGTACTTATAGAACTCCCTGGAGGTGATCAATATTTAAATCCCTATGTTCCACAAAAGAATTTAATTGATTTAATAAATTCAGAACATTATGTATTAGTATTAAAATCAAGACAAATAGGCATATCAACTATCATGCAAGCATATGTGTCTTGGTTATGTTCATTTCACTATAATGTTGTGGTTGGAATAATCTCAAAAGACGCACCAGAAGCAACTGATTTTTGTAGAAGAATAGTGGGTATGATTGATAAACTTCCTTCTTGGATGCGTCCAAAGAAGTTTGTGAAGCGAACAGAACGAACATTCATATTGAGTAATGGATGTAAATGTTATGCTTCTCCAGTGGCTCCTAACGCGCCTGAGAAGACTTTACGTGGTAAGGACGTAACGTTTCTAATAATTGATGAGGCCGCATTTATTAAATATCTAGATGATGCATGGACTGCCATGGTACCGGCACTATCTACAAGTCAAAAGGCAGCGAGAGCAGCTAAAGTTCCATATGGAACCGTAATATTATCAACTCCAAATAAAACGGTTGGAGTTGGAAAATGGTTTTATAAGAGATATACTGAATCTATATCAGGATCAGATATACTAAAACCTTTTGTAATACATTGGAAGGATGTACAGGAATTAGCAAATGATCCAACATGGTATTCAAATCAATGCAAGTTATTTGGTAATGACCCACGAAAGATTCAACAAGAATTAGAACTAAAATTCCTGAATACACAAGGATCATTTTTAGAAGAATCAACATTACAGAAAATACAAGAATCACATACTGATCCCGTTGAGAGAATAAAATTATTCAATGGGGAAGCATGGAGATTTTCAAAACCTATTCCAGGAAGACATTATATAATTGGAGTAGATACTGCATCTGAACATGGACAAGATTATTCGGCAATAACTGTTTGGGATTATGTAGATTTAACTCAAGTTTGGGAATACCAAGGCAAATGTGCAGTAACAGATTTTGTTAAAGTTGTTCAGTTCGCGTGTGCACAATATAATGGAACTCTTGTGATAGAATCAAATTCATATGGCAATCAAGTGGTAGAGGCATTAGATAGATCTGACTTCTCAATAATGTTATATAAGGAAAAAAGAGGTGAGAGCAAATTAGTTCCCGGATTATCAACTAATTCAAAAACAAGACCATTAATGATTGATGCTCTATATTCATATATAACTCAATATCCAGAGATTGTAAAATCAAAACGATTAGCATTAGAACTAATTGGACTTCGTTCAAAGGCATCTGGGCGTGCTGAGGCAGATATAGATTGTAATGACGATCTTGTAATGGCTACCGCAGTATGTTTTTATGTAAGAAAATATGATCCACCATTAATGTTAGATTCAAAACAAATTGATAATTCTCAATTTGTTAAAATAATGGAAATGAATGATGTTCCTAATATTAATGTGAACACATCAGACATACTTAAAAAAGTTAAAGAGAACCCTAGTGCTCATGGCGGGTTCATTGATGTTTTATCATTTTACAGTCGTGATTAGGAGGTCTTTTTGTTATGCAAGACTTAAATGAATTTCTTGCTGCTCCAGTTGGCGCGGGTAAATTAGAAGTAGTTGGAAGACTTGATAATAGAGAATTATATTCATCAGATAAATTGAGAGCGAAATATGTTGCGGCGATGGCTGTATGCGATAAGACAAAAAAGGATATAGATCTTATAAATAAACTTGTCATGGATAAGACTATTATTCCTGCGTTTTTAACAAAGAATTTATTAGGTTTTGTTAAATTTAAAATATTTGGATCAGCAGGTGAAAAAGGTATAATGGGTTTCTTTTCACCAGATGTGCAAAAAATTTTTATTCTAATTGAAAATGCAATACTTGATGGAATGATATCTGCCAAGGAAGATTTTATGGCAAGTATTACAATTCATGAATGTATGCATTTTGGATGTAATA